CCATCCCTGCTCCTTGAATTTTACAGAAGCATTCGAAAAACCTTTCTTCTTTTTAAAATTAGATAAATTGAACGACTTACGGACTGCAGCGGTCGCTCTTTCTTGAACTTCTTTTTTCTTTGCCATTACTCATTAAATAAATCATCAAACTTACTAACTGTATCTTTATTGCCAGCAGTAGCTGTTTCTAAAGTAAAGTCAGTCTTTTGAGGACTTGAGCTTTCTGGCTTGGTCTCAACTGAAGCACCTGCTGCTGGAGTATCCTCTTCTACAGAGCCTGGGTTGAGATAGTTTTGAAGTTGTTTCTTAATAAACTCATAATCGTATTGAGTATGAACCTCTGTTGGATTAGGTTGAGTTTTCAACCAAGTATCTACTTGATCATTATTATCTGATAAAGCAGTTTGACGAGGCTTAATACGAACAGTAGTCTCAGGATAAGGATTACCCTGTACTTGCTCTACTACTAGATCCCATCCGTTAATTACGTCTGTAATATCTCCGATATCTTCATCGGCAATGAGTGCTAGTAAAGCTTTGTAGATAGTTACTCCGAATCCCCATAGACGTACTCCTTTGTCTTCTTCACCTCGTACTACTACGGGTGCAAAGATTCGAGTCTTAGGTGAGATCTTACCGGCCAGTGACCAGTTATCTTTATCGGATGTCTTCTTTAGTTCTTTAACGAACTCCTCGATAGGGTCTTGCTTACCAAAGTTTGATAAAGCAACCATCGGGTACTTACCGATCCCATAATGAAACTTTAGTTCTTTAAATGGGAAGGTAGGATCAAATGCAGAAGGTACCAAACGTACTGTCTGCTTACCAAGTTCTGGTTTCCAGAAGATGGTAGAATAATCAGTCTTTTCTCTCTGCTGATTATTGTTATTTAACGCATCAAGTTTTGCGCGGATAGCATTAATGTCCATATAACTTATTTAAAAAATTTATAACTTATTATTAATATAAGAACTATATTTTAGTTCTCCAACTCTAGAATCTTAAAAAGTTTTGTATTGATTCTTTTGAGTTCAGCTCCTTTTGTGAGTAGTACACAGTTGCGATAATCAGACCAGTTTACTTTGAAGCTGGTATCTAACTCGCCATTGTTGAGTTCTTTGATTAGAGTATTAAGAGCATTTATAGTATAGAGCGTATTTGATTCTTTTTTTCTATGAACCAAGATTGTATTCTCTATAAAGTTTGAAACGTTACCAAAGTCTACATTATAAGTACAAATATATTCGTCTTGACTTTTAGAATACAAAACAAATATTTTATTATAGATGATTTTGTAACGGGATTTAATTTCACCTAAAACTTCCTCTAAAGTATCTTCAGTAGCAAAGGTGCAAAATAGTTTATTACTCATATCCAGATTATAGGAAAAGGTTTCGATGTCGTAATCAAACCTTTTTATTTCTAGTACTTCTTCCATATATAAATATCAAACTATGTTATAAAACTAAATCTTTTGAGAACTTAAACTTTACTGGATATTTATTATCTTCCGACATAATCTTCTCTATGTCCTGTAAAGTTTCTTTTCCGTCTTCTTTACTAAAATCAAACAAAATTGCATCGTATGTATATAGAGCTATCTTTGTTTGCTTATCTTTCAAATATCTTAATACTTCTTTTAATATAAGAACGTTTCTTGAAGTTTCCAACGACTGCATCATATAATTCATAAGTTTTTGTGCATGCATATCTTTTAACTCTTCGGTGAAACGTTTTCGTGAGTGTGGATTCTCAACAAAACCTAAGCCTTCAAACTCAACCCATAGGTGGTCTATGAACGATTGTATCTTCTGAAAGATCTCTAAATCCTTATGCTCATCAGGAATCTTACCATATATCGCTTGAAAGTTAATCTGCTTGGCTTGGTTATACTCTTCGTCGGTTATTTCGTCTTTACCAAAGTAAAGCTTGGCTAACTGCTTATGGGCAGACTCAGACGAAAGCCCAAAATCAATTTGCTCAGCCAGTAAACGAAGATGATAGCCGTCAAAATCAAACTCCACATAGAAGTCGTTCGTCGGCTTGAAGGATTTGCGATGCTGTGCCGTTTTAGGAATAGCAGCGTAATTAACACTATTAAAAGAATTAGTGGGTCTAGATGTAGCATTGTATAAATTGTAAGATGTTAATACTTTATTATCTACTGTATTGTATTTTATATCTCTAGGATTAAAAAGCTCTTTATAGGCATCATAGTAGATACCTAAACCAGTCTGCTCTATCAAATAAAATACGTTAGTAGCTGTCTGATTGTAAAAATCAAAACCAAAAGGTAGTTCATACTCTATAACTTCATGTATAGAATCGTATAACTTTTCGCAAGATTCGTATAGCTTTGCTATAGGTATAATTTTATTTATGTCTTTAAACTGTCTATACTTGTTATAGAAATGATTTATAGTAGAATTATCTTTAGAGTACTCCAGTCGATCGTATTTAGTCATAGAGTAAACCAGTGATAAATCTATAGCTCCCTGTAAATTAAAGTGATATAGAAGGTTCTTCTTATCTAATGTATATAGTTTACTTGCTTTTAAAAGAAGCTCGTAGACACGATCTTTATCTACGTTAAGTCCTTCATCATGATCTATAGGAATAATATATCCGTGTTTGCTATTTAGCATTCTGATATAAACAGCTATAGTAGAAGATAGTCCTGGATGATAGTAATCGTTATTAGATATAACATCTACATAACATCCTAGCTTGACTAATTTAGATAAGTTATCTAGCTTTTCTTCTTGCTCTACTATATAAAACACTTATAAAACCTTTTGTATAATATAGTAAAAATATTTTAAACTACAAACTAAGAAGGTGAAGGAAGGTCAAAAGTAGTATTAGATTCGGCCGGAGGTGTAATTTTATCGCCAGAGATATTAGATTCAGGTACAAATTCACTATAATTCTGTATGTATTGATCTAACCCTTCAAAGGTTTTACTGATCTCCTCTATAGCTTTTTTATTTTTCGTTTCTGCTCCTTCAAACTTCATACCATTAAAGTATACATCTTTAGCCGGAGGAGTTAGTATCCAATCTACAGCTACAACTTCGGTATATAATTTTGGTACATATTTATCGAATCTTTGTTTTGTAATTTCTACTATATTTTTTCTAGATTTATCTCTTAAAAAATATCTTTTAAAAGTACCATCTGTTAATTGTTTATCAGTAGGAGGAGTAAACTCCGGTTTAAATTTAGGAACATTAGAGCTTTGTATATTTTCAGATTCAGTTTCTTTCAAAGGTGTTAGTTTTTTACTTTTAGAAGAAGGTTTTTTGCCTGAGAATACTTCTCCTTTAAAAGTTTCAAAAAAATCACCAAGATACTCTCTACCTTTTTCATCTAAAATAGAGTTAAATTTTCCTGAGTCAGGTTTTTTAATTTTGATTTTTGGTAAATACATAATCTAATACTATTTTAATCTAATAAACCAGCTTCTCTAAACGCTTTAGCATTCTCACGGTTAGCTAAATTAGCGGAAACAATTTCACGGGCTCTTTGATTAGCTGAACCTTCAGGGTATCCTGTAATTGTAAGGTTCTTTTCTTTATAGTCTGGTGTTGCAAAATTAGCGAACTCACCTCTAAATAAAAGAACATCAAAGATAATCTTTTTATTAAAGAATATACCTTTATTTTCAAAAACTTCTTTTTGTATTAAAGGCCAGTTCAACGTTTTACCGTCAGGTAAGTATTCATAAAAGTTAGGATCATTTAATAGTCTATGACCTTTAATTTCATCTATAACTGCTTGATATAAATAATCTTGATTGTAATATCTGCTTCCGAAATGAACGTCGTCGTCCATAAAATCTCCAGCCCATTTTATTCCGTAATTTATTCCTAAAGTAGGTATTTCAGTTTGTCTCCATAAACTTTTTGTAGTTTTCTTATATAAAGTTATACCACTAGGAGTTACTACATTCATATCTACGCCCATTGCATAATTATGAGAAGATGAAGCAGGTTCGGCATTATTAATATCAAAATCTTTGCCTGCTTTTTCTCGATCATACTTAAGTTCGTAAGATCTTTCTAAACTTCTATAAGTAGCATTAATATAAATTGTATACTCTTGATAGCTTTTCTGTAAGTCTTCAAAAAATGCTCTAAAGGAAGCTTGAATAACGTAATCGTCGTTAAGTCTTGCAAGTAGTTGATCAACTGTTATTTGTGAATTATATGTATCATAGACAGGAACCCCTCTTTCTTTTTCAAGATCTATAATTTTTAATGGAATATTAGGATTACCTATTTCTCTCTCCCCAGCTAGTATAACCTGTAATTGCTCTTGAGTAATTAAAGCTTCTTGATTATACTCTTCAGTTGTTGTTGTTCTAGATATAATAATTGTTTGCCCCTTTAATTCTGTATTCCATTTATTATTTTGAACTACATGTGATATACCTGTAACTAAAAACGCTACCACTCCATTATATTTGCCGGGAAGTATACCTTCATTTATTCTAAAAGCCTGTCCAATTTTTATGCCACCAATTCCGTCTAATGTGATAGTTAAATCAAAAGGTATGATACCAGGTGCTCCTGAGTTAATTTTAGAGTTATTATATAAGCGAGACATATACCTGGTAATGTCTTTATGAACAGTAACAAGGTTTTGAAAAGTTAAAGAACTATAACTACCGGTTTCATTAAAAAGTCTTATTGCATCACCAAGTAGTTTTATACTATCTATAATTTGATTTCTTTTTGTTTCCTTATCAGGTAAATTAATAAAATTTTTTTCTCCTACTACTCTATCAAGTAACCCATCATTCCACCTAAACATATTTTCTACATCTTCTCCTACGTCAGCAGATTGATCTTGAGCTGATATTGCAATCATTGAAGCAATTTTTGGAGATAATTTGCTGGAAAGAGATATATTAGTAACTGTTGATCTTAAACCTGTAAGGTTTATAAAGCTTTTAGCTAAGTGATTTTTATCAGGAGTTAAAGAACGATCTACTATGTAATATTTAAAATTCTCTTCTTCATAGTGTAACCCGAAATTATTTATATTACCTAAATTATTAGATAAGCTTGTAAGTATACTATTTACAAAATTAATAACTGTTCTATCAGGTTCCGCTTGAGATAACACTGAGTTAAGTTTACCAATTACGAAGTCTATGTTTAACTGTATATACAATATACTAGTGTTAGGATTAAATTCATCTTCATTAGTACTTGATTGATTTGTTTGATTAGCTCCTGATAATGTATAAGATAAACTAACGTTGTTTGTTGAAGATTTAGGAAGTATACAAATACCTGGATCTAACCCAATATGATCTGGAAAAGTATAAAAAAGCTGTTGTTCTGGGGTAAGATCAAAACTAAATAGATTTTTTTCAGATTTATCTTTAATTAAAAACGCTGCGTTTATTAGAGCCATTAAATCTAAAAAAGTTATAAATCTCATATCCTGCTTACCTATCCCTGTTTTTGCTTCAATTGAAGTAGCATCTAAGGCAGCTTTTAACTTTATTATGCTAAAACTAACCGGTAAATCATCAGGTACCGGGCCAAAATTAGTTCGTTTTTCATTTAAAAATTTATCTAAAGTAATCCCTGCTCTTACTTCCAAGCTTTCTTTTACTCTTTTTTTAAACTCTTCAAAGCTATTTTCAGGTTTATCTCTATTAACTTCACCTTCTAAAGGTATTCTAGGCACATCGTTAATAGCGTTCAAAAAATTGTGGATAGGAGTTTTTATACTTGAATCGTCAGTATCTCCTGTTGAAGTAGTTTTAGTTACTTTTTGTCCCGTTTGAGACGTACTCAGTGATACTTGAACTGATTCTATTAATTCTCCTGCTGAGACTATAGAAAGTCTACAGTCATATCCTCCATCCGTCCTATAAGACCATAAGAAGTTTTTAATATACCCAAAAACTGCATCGTAATTTTGACTGCTTTGATCTTTAAATTTTTTAATTTCCTCTTGAACTTGTTCTTTAGTTTTACCGTTTGAAAAATAGTTAGCTACTGTTGTTGGAGGAGTTTTTTGAACCCTACCTTTATTATCTAAGTACATTGAATGTCCCCACTCTAGTAACACTGTAAAGCCAGGACGTAAGTATAGAGATTCGAATTCAGTTAGCTGTTCTACTGACCATACTTGAAAGTCTACTGTAGCTTCTCTTAAAGTACCAAATCTATTTTTTGAATCTATTTGAAAACTTGTAATACCGGGCATAGGTCGAAAGCCTGTGCTATCGTACTTATTGTAAGCAGTTCTTGAAGAAACTCCATTAAAGTTTATACCTCCTCTAGGAGTAGTACTTTCATCTTTAAATGTACCGCCAAACAGTATGTTATTTTTAGCTGAAGTGCTGCTTTCTATAACTTTACCGTTTTTGTCTTTTTTAAGAACATTAACTGAGGAAGATAGTTTAACCCAGCCTGTTTTAGAGTTGAGGTAAATTAACTCATCAGCTGTTCTGTAATCTTTTTTGGTATATAGGTTCTGTCTTTGATCTAATTGATCAAGAACCTTTTTGTCTAAAGGACCACCAATTATTGAACTTGGATTGTAACCTGCTGCCATTACCTATTATCATTTGTTGATTTATAAAGTTGTATTGCTGCTTGTTTGTCTGCTGGAATTCTTAGCTGTACTCCTGGTTTTACTACTAAAGAAGCTCTTTCAGAGTTATTAGCAGAAGCTATAATCCACCATAG